TGATTTGGTGCATATGGTGGAGTTGATGATGCGTTAGGAACTGTTATATTAGTTGTTCCTGTTAATGTAGTTGTTGCACCACTTGTTTTTACTAATACATCACCATCAATTTGTCCAATAGGTATGTCTACAGCTTGACCTTTTTGAGCAAATGGCAAAGATGCTGTAAAATAATCATGTTCCCATGCTCTTTTACGCATTGTGTACCATTTATTACGTTCTGCCCATGTTAAAGTGTTACTACCATCTTTTAATTTGTAATCTACAGGTGCAATCAAATTTTGGTCTCTATAATATTCATTATAAATACATTGATATGCTGCAAATGGTAGAGCATTAATATTAACATTTTGTTGATTATCTGCTGGTGAAGGAATACCCATGTAATCAGCAAATTTTGGCAAATTTGAAGTCCATAATGATTGGTATTGTGGTTGCAGAATATCAGTTTGCACATAAGGTGCAACTAAACCACTATTTGCATCAGTAATAAATTTTTCCCAATTATCCCATAAAATTCTATTTGGTACAAAGAAATAATGCATTGTAACATCCATTCTGTGCATTACTGGTGCAATCATTGGAGCAAATCTTATAAGACTTTCGCATCCAATTTCAAATTTGTCACCTGGTACACATTCCATTGTTAAAATAGGAGTTAAATTACCCATATCTGCTGATAATTTCACGTCGTGCGTGAGGTCAAAGACATTCTTTTTTGGTCTTTGTAACTTAATCGAATTGAATAAATTTTTGTTCATGTTATTTTATTTAATTTTTTAAAAATTGGCGGTGACTAACCGCCTTTTGTTATAGTCTAATTCCACCACGTGATACATAGTAACTGCGGCTTACTTTACGTCGTTTGCCATAACCGCCCTTTCGAGATGAGCGTCGATTGTTCCTTCTTCGCATTGTTTTGTTTTTAGTTTGTTATTAAAATATTTATATAAAGCCTGTTCTACATATTTTTTTAATAATTCTTTTTCTGAATTATCTGATGTGTTATACAACTTAATAAGTCGTAATATTTGATCTTGTGTATATAATCTCATTATTTTTTTGGTTTATTAGGTTTTATAAAATCACCAAAAATACCAAATATATCCATTGTTTTATCCCATAATTCATCTCCAGCTTCTCCTAATTTTGATATTTCTGCTCTTAATTTAGTCATTTGTTGTGACATTAACTCTTGTCGCATACCCTCAGAAATACCTTGTTTTAACATATTATTACCCATAATAGTTATGTTTGACATTAATGCTTTTTGGTATGCTAATTGTTGAGTTTTTTCTAGTTTAATAAATTGATTAGAAGTATAAAGTTTTTGTATTTCTGCATCTAACTTTTTCTTGGTTGACTCTTGAATAGGTAGTTGAGCAACTTTGTTCTGTGTATCTGCAATAGTATTTGCAATTTCTTCTTTATATTTTAAATTTCTTAACTGAATACCTTCTACTAATCCGGGAAGAGATCCTTGTAATCTTAAATAATCTAAATCTTTAAATTTAGTGTTACTAGCTACATATAAGGCATCTGCTTTTGTTTTCATGATTTGAGCCTTAATAGCCTCATTTTGCAATTCCATATTTGATAATTGTTGGTTTTGCATTTTTAAGTTATTAGATTTACCTAATACATCTAATTGTGTTTCTTTTATTTGTGGAGCTACATAATCTGTACTTCTTACAGGTTGACCAGTATTTTGTTGATTATATATAAGGTTTGGATTTAATCCAGCCTCTTTGAATCTTTGCATTTGTTGTTGTGGAGAATTGTAAGCGTTTAATCTCTGCTGGTCTTGTAATGCATTTTGTCTGTTTTTATAGTTTGTTAACATTTGTAATCCAGTATTTAATACTGAACTACTGCTAGGGGCACCACTTTTTGCCCAACTAGCTAGGCTTGTCCATATACTCATAATATTCGTATTTTTTTTTGTTTTTTTGACACTATAGTTATTTTTTGATTTGTGCAATCGTTGTGCGTCGTACCTCCTCCTCCTCTTTTTCTTATCAAATATAACTCTTTGGTGTCAATAAGCACTAATATATCAAGGTGATTAGTGCTTATTTCCTGACGCGCTACGCTTGTCTTGATAAATACAGCCATGCAAGTAAACTTGCACAGCCGTATTTCTCTGTTTTTAGATGTTTTCAACATCTTGAGATTCAATATCTTGAATCTGTTGTTCAGTAAGTTTTGACTTACTTTTTTCTACTTTTTTGCTCTTTAAACGCTCTTCGATTTCGGCAAGTTCTTGACGAGCAGCTATTTCAAGTTCTTGTCGTTCTGCTAAATCGAGTCTGCGAGGGTCAATACCATCGCCATCTTCTCCTTCGTATATTTGTTCTTTTATACCGCCAAGTGGTTGTCCACTTGAGTACCTTTGTAATAATTCCCTTACTGACATTGATTGATCTGGAATTGTTTCACTTGGTAGGTCATTTATTTCATCATCGTTAAATAAATGTGCATTAAATTGGTTTCTTACTATCATAAATTATTGTTTTGTCTTTCTAATTCTGCAATTTTTTGCATTTTCTTAAATGCGAAAATATGTCTTTCGGACATTACTCTTTCTTGTTCTGTAAAACTTGTAAACTCTTTGGATATTTCCAAATCTAATTCTTCACTTTTTTTAGCCATGTATAACGCTATTTTATCTTTTTCTTCTTCATTATACATTTTGTCTTTATAATAACGTGGCATTGCTATCTTTTTACCATCTTGTATTGGAACATACATTCTTTCTTGTAATGAATTTTTGTGCCATTTTATCATGGCTTCAGTTAAATAATTACTTCCTAATCCTTTAGACATTACACTAAATTCCTTCTTTCTATCGTCATTTTGATGTTGTGGTATTTGTTGCTTTTTTGACATATATTTTAACGTATAACCGATACTGGCATGACTAACATTGCCAATATGATAATTACCAATAGTATGATTATTAAGAGCCCAAGCACGCTTAACATGTTCTTGATTAGCGTTAAAAAGAATAATATGATAATGAGGACGTTTTTTCGTACTCCCGTACTCTCCGACAGCATAGTATTTAAGTTTTTCATTAGATAATTTTCTTAATCGTTTAAAGAATTTTTGTAAATCTTTTAAATCTAGTGACATGTAACCATTCTTTGTAATTGGAACATATTGAGTATCATATGTTAAAGTTATAAAGAGAGCGGATTTACTCCGCTCTCCTTCTTTAACTAATCTAAAAGACCATCCTGACGTTCGTCTTTTTCTACATGGGGGGCATTTTCCACAAGGAAATGGCATGTGTTCTCCTTTTGTTTTTTCTTTCTTATAAAAGGGAGTTATACACCTACTACTCATGTTTTAAAACATTGGTGTTCCAAATTTTGGCATTGGTCTAACTGCTTTTACTTTATTTAATACATGACAATATAAACTATCAAAACCTGTATTATTTACTGCAAAAATTCGTTTAGTTGGGTCACATTCTACAAATGCTTTATTTAAAGCAGGTAATGAAGAAAATTTCCTTCCTAAATGCCAATAATCTAATGTGTTTCTAAATTCTCCAGCTACACGTGAAGGCATATATTTATACTCTGCATATCTTGGTACATATCCAAAAGTTTGAGATCCACTTGTAGAATATGCGAAAATTTCATCATTTACTACAGGTTGTTCGCCAATATTTGCGAATGAAGGCCAAAAATAATCTAAAGTATCATTTTTTAAATAAGTCTTAGGTATACCTTGTTGATACGCTGTTTTTGGTAATACAGACATAATTCCAATAATATATCCATGTTCTTCACAGAAATATGTTCCTGAACGACCTGAGGATACTGACATTCCATGACCTGACATATTTCCTTGAGGTAGTCCTTGGTCTTCTCCGGGTTGATTTACTTGACCTGTTGTGTTAACAATTTCACTTATTACTACTGGAGTTTTTACACCAGTTATATATTCAGGTCTTTGTAATCTCTTGTCTGATGATTTTACACCAAAATGTGTTAAAATATTTTCAATATAACGTGTACCACCTCTTGCATTCTTTTCTAACCATTCTTGTAATCTAAAAGCACGTCTTAAATCATTAATAGTTGTCGGTTGTAAATCTAAACCATCTGTTTCAGCAAATAATTGATTTGGTGCATATGGTGGAGTTGATGATGCGTTAGGAACTGTTATATTAGTTGTTCCTGTTAATGTAGTTGTTGCACCACTTGTTTTTACTAATACATCACCATCAATTTGTCCAATAGGTATGTCTACAGCTTGACCTTTTTGAGCAAATGGCAAAGATGCTGTAAAATAATCATGTTCCCATGCTCTTTTACGCATTGT